ACCGGGCGCAGGCGCGTCGGAAAGGCCAGCTTGGTGGATGCTGGCGATCTGCGACGCGCGCCCGCCGAAGCCGACCCATATCTCATCGCCGTTGCCGCCAGCCTTTAGGCTTTTGGCCATACGCAGTTTGCGGAACATCTTCTGCTGGCGCAGCTTCCCCTTCTTCCTCCCACGATCGGGCTTGGGACGTCGCGGGGCGAACGCCGCCCCTTCCGGATCGCGCTGGCCGACGATGCGGTCCGACTGGCTCTTGCGGATCTCGCGGCCGATCGAACGCATCAGCCGCGCGCGTTCGGGCGCGGCGGTGTGCAGCAGCAGATCGCGGCAGAGCTGCTCGATTGGTTCGAAGTCGGTCATCGCGTGACGATCTCGATACCGCTGGCTGCGTCGTCGATCAGCCCGGCCCATAGGGCGGTGCCGGACGGTACGCCGGCAAACTGATCGAGCAGGACGGGCTCGGGGAGATGCGTGACCTTCAGGCCCCTCGGCTGTTGCTCGACGCGCACCAGCTCTGTCAGCTCGAGCGTGATCGTGATGTCGCACGTCTCGGCATCGAGCAGCTCGCTTTCGAAGGTGAATGGCTTGCGCTCGCCCTTCTCGAACAGGTCGGGCTGGTTGGCAGCGATCCAGGCCAGGATCGGCACGAGCAGGGTGTCGACGCTGCCGGCATGGTCTTGCACCCAGAGCGAAGCCGTGTAGGAATATTCGAACGACAGCGAGCCAGCGCGCACCGCGACGTCCCCCTTATCGACGAAAATCTCCATCTTCTCTGGACTGTTCCTGATTGTGGGAACAGATGCGACCAGGTGCGCGCGCAGGCTTTCGAGCTTTTTCACCGGGCCGCCTTTGTGGGCGCCGGGCAGCTCTCCGCGGCCAGCCAGTTGACCAGGCGGTCTTTGCCATCGGCGTTCGTGCGGAAGGCGCGGGCCATGCGGATGATGCCGGCGCGGATCGCAGTCGGGATTTGCGCGATCAGCGACGCATCCTCTGGCAGGCCGGCGGGGCGATCCGCGCAGGCCATCAGGTCCGCAGGCGGCAGCGGCCGCTCGACCGCAACCGCGACCGGCACAGTGACCGGTAGATCAGCGGGTCGGTGGGCGCAGGCCGGCAACGCCGTTGACAGCAGCAAGCCACTCACGATCGACAAGGTTGCGGCGTTCGGCTTCGGCATCGGCTGTCTCCATGCGGATGGCCGCGGCGCTGGCGGCTTCGGCCGCGAGGCGCGCGGCCTGGTTGTCTTTGACGGTGCGGGCGCTGGCATCGGCCATCGCCTTGGCGAACAGCCGCGCGGTCTGCTGGTCGGCGTCGGCACGGAACGCGACGAGGCCGGCGACATGGCGCGCGCAGAGCACGCCGCGCGCGGCGGTATCGGTTGCGCCCCATTCGACGCCCGAGCGCGCGCAGACGATCTCGGCACGGTGCACGGCGTCGTCGCGATCGGCGCGGACCTGCTGGAAAAGGACATAGAGCCAAGCCCCCGCCCCCGCGACCGCGAGCAGGACAAGAAACGCAGCCTCGCCGCGCAGCTTCGACAGGATCGTGCGGATCATCGCGACAAATCCTTCAGGCAAAGGTCGCGCTCCGCCTGGCGCCGACGGACGAGACCGTTCACGACCTTGCCGCCCGCCTTGTTCCACAGGAGGAAGGCGTCGCACGCCGCGCGCCACTCACCCGCGTCGAAGCGGCGGTCGACCGTCGAGCCGCAATAGCCGCCGGTGCCGATATTGTACGCCAGGCTGATTGCCGCGGCGAGCTGGTTGGGATGGCCGCGAAGCGATGGCGTGCAGACGAGGACCGGTTCGGCGTGCCGGATCAGCGCGGCCTGGTCGCGGGCTTCGCACCCCGCAATCGTCTCGCGCATGCCGGGCGTCACGCCGAGCGTCTCGCCACCGCAGATCGTCCAGACGCCGACGATGTCGCGGTAGGCGTCGAGCCGCGGCCTGCCGCCCGACTCCCACACGGACACGAACGGGGTGACAATAACGGCGGTGGCGAGACCGACGACGCCGATCAGCGTCTTGCGCGGCGCACGCGCAGGCATGGTGGTGCCGGGGTTCGGCATCACTTTTTCTCCTTCTTGGCAGGGAGGAAGGCGACCAGGCGGTCGCGGATAATGCCGGGCAGCTCACCGGCCGCGGTCGCGCAGCCGGTGATGAAGCCGGGCGCGGTCTTGAAGGCGACCATCCCGAGCATGAAGCCGAGCGCCTGGAGGACGAAGGGGTGGAACGGGTAAACCGCGCCGGCCGCCCGCTGCACAAAATAGCTGACGACGACGCCGACCCAGAGCTGCGTCGCGCGCTGCCCCCAGGTGAGGTCGGGATCGTAGAGCATGCTGACGATAGACCCGAGCGCGGGCGGGACGAGCGAGCCGAGAAAGGCGAGCAGCCCTTCGGCCAGGTCATGGAGGAGCTTGTGCATCGTCAGTCCCACAGGTTGACGACATCGGTGCGCACGGCGACGGCCGGCGCGGCGATGGCGGGAAGGTTTACGGACAGCCCCTTGGGCAGGATCGGGCCGCGCGCGGCGATGCCGGGATTGGCGGCAAGCACGACCGGCAGATCGGCAGGACCGAGCCCGCGCTCGCGCCAGATCAGCGCATCGAGCGTATCGCCGTCGCGTGCGTGGACCGTATCGAGCGTCGCCATCAGATCAGCTCGACACAGGTGCGCGTGACCGCGAGCATGTCGCGGATGGCGTGCAGCGAATCGCGGCGCAGCTCGGCAACGCTGGGGTCGAGATCTTCCGCCTTGCGTTGCCCGGCGCCGGTCAGGTCGACGTCGCGGTATCGCTCAACGACTTCGGCCTTGGCGGCGGTGAAGACGGCGCGGCGGTAGAGCAGTACTAGCGTGCTGATGCCGTCGATCGTCGAGGTGGGCACGCTGTCCAGGCGGAGGATCCCTGCCGCGCGATGCCCGGCGATCCAAGCGGCGAGATCGCGCCCGACCGTCAGGATACCCGCGATCAGCGCTTCGCGCGCCCGCGCGGGCGTGACCGCGTCGCGGATACGGTGCTGCTCGCGGAACATGGCCGGGTCGATGTCGGGGAGGAAACCGTCGTTGACGATCAGCGCAGGGGCTGGCGTATCCTCGTCGGGCAGGACGGTCGCGATGATGGTCATGGGGACGGTCCTCAAATTCACGGGGGTGGGGATCAGGTCGAGCGACGGCCCTGTGGCCCGAAGGCCTCCCGTCTCGCGTGATCCGTCCCCGAGCGCCGGGGGCGAGCTTGGTTCAGCCGGCGGTGTCGCCGGCCTCGGATTTCGTGGCGGCAATCTTCGCCTTTTCGAGACCGCGCAGCATGGCCTTCACGCCGACACGGTCGTGCAGATCCTGCGCGCGTGTCAGCATCGCCGTGGCGCGGTCGATCGTCGGGATGATCGCGTCTCCGGTGGACATGCCGGCCGCGCGGGTCAGCTCGGCGCCGATCGCCTTGAAGAGTTTCGCACGCGGCTGGTCGTGCATGTCGATGCCGTCGGTCAGCAGCTCGACGGCTTCGAGCACGTCGAGCGGAAAGCCGTCGCCGCGAACCTGCGTCTTGAGCGCGGCGTCCGCGATCTCCTCCAGCACCAGCGTGGCGGCGTCGCGCTCGTATCGCTTGGGCATGGGGATCGAAAAGCGCAGCACGAAGCGGGCGAGCACCAGTGCACGGCTCCAGTCGCCCACGTCCATGCACCAGACCATGATGGTCGGCAGGACGTCGTCGGCGCCGGTCGGCTCCAGCGTGCTGGTGTGGGCACCGCGGCCGGCGTCGAGCAGCCCGTCGCACCATGCGCGGTAGTCGGGCAGCATCTCGCGCTTGGCGGCGACCTTGCGGTCGATCGACTTGATCTGTTTCAGCCGCTGCATGTCATGGCGCAGCCGCATGGATATCGTGGCCGCGGCGCGCGCAGCAGGCGTGTTGCCGGCGGGCTCAGGCGGTTGGTCCGCCGCGGCCGGTTTGGCGACCGCGGCGGTGCGGGTGTGCCCGCCCCCGGAGGCAGGAGCAGACGCCGCTTTCATGGCTAGGATTTGTTCCTGGCGTCGAGCGAAGCTCATGGCGTGTCCTGTGGGGGCGGGAACGGGGGGAAAGGGTTAGTCGACGGCCGGCGCGCGCGCGGCGGGCGACTTGCCCATGATGATGTTCTCGATCAGCGCTGCCTTGCCCATGTCCTCGACGACATAGGCGTGGTTCACGCTCTCGTAGTTCTCGATTTGGTCGCGCTTGGCGTTGTCCTCGATCTTGCGCCGCTCGGTGCCGATCTGTTCGTAGACCGACAGGTTGGCGAGCGTGGTGATGAGGATGGCGTTCTTCGGGAATTTCGGCACGCGCACCGCGGTGAGCCCGCCGATCTTCTTGTCGGAGAGCAGCACGTCGCGCGCGAGCTGTTCGGTCGCGCGGTCGCCCGATGCGTTGACGATCGAGAAATACTTGTCGTTGACCAGCTCGCGCCCGACGATGGCGACGAGGTCGGTATCCTCGCGGTAATTCTCGTGGAGCAGCTCGATGCCGGCGAACACCAGCGCGTCGATATTGACGTAGTCGACCTCGGTGCCGACCACGCCGGCGCCGACATAGATCGCGCCGGCCGCGGTCACGACACCGTCGGCGTCGCGCGTTTCCGCCTTCAGCTCGCCGCCCGCGGCGTGGCGCTCGGGTGCGTCTTCGCGGATATGCTGGAGCCAGCCCTTGTTGACGTCCTGAAGCAGCGGATAGGCGACCGGATCGGTGTCCTTCGCCACGAACAGGCCGTTGAAGCCGATCGTGATGATGTCGACAGCCTTGGCGCTGACGATCGCGTCGCGCAGCAACGTCTGGAAATTGGGCTGATGCGCCCAGGCGTCGAGAGTCTCGTACCGGATCAACGTGTCGAAGTCGGTCTTCTCGCAGCGGTAGCGCGTCTCGTCGAGATCACCGGGATAGCGCGGGCTGCGGTCCTTGGTGCGCGTATCGGTGCGGCTGGCGATCGTGCCCTTCACGCCGACGCCGACCTTGTCGCCCTCCTGCGCCACCACCGGGATGATGTTGATCTTCGACAGGAAGTCGCTCGATCCCTTCAGCTTGGCGCGCAGCGTCTGCGCGATGGCGGGCAGCACCTCGAAGGCGCGGCTGGGGTCGGCGACGTTGTTCAGCTTGCCGATCTGCTGGGTATAGGCGTCGTACTTGGTGCGGGTGGCGTTGAGCATCGGGGCGGTTCCTGTGAAGGCGGTCTGACGGGGCGGTCGGTGTCGGGCGCGGCGGATCAGCAGTCGGTGACGGCGTCGTCCCCTGCCCCCGATGCCGGCGCGCGCGAGAAGCCGGGCTGCTCCGTGGCGGCCAGCTGCGACTTCAACGTCGCGAGTTCGCGTTGCAGCGAGGCATGCGCGTCCGTGACCGGCTTCAGCGCCGCGGTCAGCGAGCCACTGAACGCGGTGCGCATGTCGATGGCGAAGCTCGCCGGATCGAAATTGTCGTTGGCGGGCGCCGGCGTGACGGGTTCGGCGGGCTCGGCGGGTTTGAATTTGGCGGCGACGGCCGAGAACAGGCGGTCGACGATGCTGTCGACCTTCTCCTGTTCGGCCTGCTTCGCCTCGAATTCGATCGCGACGGCGTCGGATCCCGACGCGAACACCGTGCCGGGCGCGCGGTGCGAGAATTGCAAGCGCTCGGTGCCGATCGATGCGGGGGTGTCGGTGAAGGCCAGGCCGATGATGCCGAACTTGCCGCTGCCGGCATAATTCGGGGTGAGCTCGACCGAGGGAAACGGCTTCTGGTCGGCCCTGGCGAGCGCGACCAGCTGGTCGTTGCCCTCGACGATCGCGTACAGCGCGCGGCGCTTCTCGCTCTTGCCGGCGATGACGATGTCGTCGGTCTTGGCTTCAAGCGAGATGACGTCGCCATAGCCGTTGAAGGGCGGCTCGGGGCTGTAGCCGGAGACATGCTCGAGGTTGATCCGCGGGGAATAGGTCGCAGGCGCGAAGGTCGCGACGCATTCGTCGATCATCTCGGGCGTGACCTTGCGGCCATCGCTGATGGTCTCGCCTTCGACGAAGGCGCGGAACGGCTTGCTCTTGGTGCCCATGGCGGCTGATCCTCGGTTCGATTGCGGCGCGCCGGGCGCCGTTTGTTGGATCGAACAGGGACGAAGACAGCCGCAGTCTCAAGCGGCCGGTCTTGTAGAATGGCTTTCTACAAGAGACGGGAGCGACGTTAGCCGTCAATCACAACGTGGTTGTGCATCGGAGACAGCAACACTTGCTGGGGGATTTTGATTGTCGCAGCAGGAATGTCCAAAAGTGGTGGTTAGCTGCTGTTCGCCTCCCACGCGACGAAGCCTACCTTGACCTTGTTCTCCGTCGCCCAGCGCATGAAGCAATCGACCTGCTCGAATGATGGTGCTGGCGCGTCGCCGCTCTTGCGCCCGAACATGACTTGACCCTTCTCGGTCACACGCCAAAGCACGTCATCAGGGGACATCCCGCACTTCCGGATCGCGTTAGCCGCTTCCTCGAAGGTTGGAGCCTTCGCCGCACAACCTGCCAGCAATGGTAGAGCGGCAAGCCACCCGAACCAACGATTGAGCCCTGGTTTATTCGTCATCGGGAGAGAGTGCGCGATGAGCGGCGATGTCCGCAAGTGGGCGAAAGCGGAATGTCCGAAATGGGGAGGAAAGCGGACATTCCGCTGCTCTCGTCACGATAGGGCGGGCAGTCTCACCAAATGAAGGTCGTACATGATTGGTTTGACAGGCTTGATGACGACAGGAAGCCGAAAGCTTGCGTCGAGTGGTCGACTAGTTATCGTTGCATCGCGGGCATCAAGACAGTTGGGAATCATACCGCAAGCCCAACCCGAACTCCCGGTCGTGAAAACCGAGACAAAGACGCGGTCAAACGTTATTGCTTCGAAGTCTGGCTGGCAGACATCCGTTGCGCAAGTCGCTTCCACCCATCTCGCGTTCGGCACTCGCGCTTGTGCGTAGATTTACGGATGAGGCACGTTGTCGGTTCATTCGACATCCGATTCTCGTTATTTCTGGCTTCGTAAATCCGTCCCAAATCAGTCTGGGATATTGCAGCATTGTGGCCTTGCGATTGTGCATTGGCTGCGCCGGACAACAACAGACCGACCAAAATAAGCTTCGAGCTACGCATTGCACCCTCCAGAGCCAAAAATCGCGATGACGTTCCGTAAAAGTACTCCATAAGTGGAGCAGGGGCAACGCGTTAACAGATGGCTGTCATCGGGAGTTCGGATTGCCCGCCTAAATATCCGAATGTGGACGTTAGCTGTCGAACCACGCTAAACGTTCGACATCGACGGAGCTACTGCCCACGTGGCGTATGAACGCGTCGCGAAGCCCGTCGATGTGCTTTTGCCATTTTGGGAGGTCTTCGCTCGGATCAACGCCATCGGCTTCGAACATCCACCCGACGAACTGATCGACCGTCACCATTCCTCTGTCAGGCAGGAAATCGGTGACGTGCATTGAGCGGTCATCGACGACTGATCCGCACCAACCGCGTTCCACGCAAACCTCTGTCATTAAGGCATGGAAGGGCTTTCGATCCGTCATCAAGGGATGCTGAACGGACGACCG